GGTTGCAAGACCTAGCGCAAAAAAACGGGGCTGGGCTGTTTGTAAAAATTGACGAATGAAACTTGAAACTGTCGGAATCGAGACGCTGTCGCCGGACCCGGCGAACGTGCGAAAGCACGGCCAGCGCAATATGGACGCGATCAAGGCGAGCCTGCGTCGCTTCGGCCAGCAGAAGCCGATTGTGGTCGACGCCAAGGGAATCGTCCTGGCCGGCAACGGAACGCTGGCCGCGGCGCGTGAGCTTGGCTGGAGCGAGATCCAGATTGTGCGGACCGAGTTGACCGGCTCGCAGGCGACGGCCTTCGGCATCGCGGACAACCGAAGCGCCGAACTCGCGGAGTGGGACGAGAAGCTGGCTGACGTGCTTGCGTCGCTCAAGGCCGAGGACTTCCCGCTCGAAGAGATCGGCTTCGACTTGGAAGAACTTGAGGCGCTGAAGCCGGAGGTGAAGAGCGATGCCGACGCCGAGCCGCAGATCGACAAGGCCGAGGAGCTTCGCGCCAAGTGGGGCGTGGAGCTCGGGCAGGTCTGGCAGCTTGGAGAGCACCGCATCACGTGCGGCGACTCAACCAGCGCAGAGGTCGTGAAGCGGTTGCTCGGCGAGGACAAGCCGCATCTGATGGTGACTGATCCGCCTTACGGCGTTGAGTACGATGCGAACTGGAGGAATGAAGCAATGCGCGCGGATGGTTCGCAAATCGGTGGGCGCGCCATTGGCAAGGTACTGAACGACGACAAAGCCGACTGGCGCGAGGCGTGGGCTTTGTTCTCCGGCGACGTCGCCTATGTCTGGCACGGAGAGAAACAGTTGGTCGATATGGCGGATCAGTTGAAAGGGTCGAATTTCGTCCTTAGAAATTTGATAGTCTGGGGGAAAAGTCAGTTTGCAATCGGTAGAGGCGATTATCATTCGCAGCACGAGACCTGCTGGTACGCGGTCCGCAAAGGAGCGACCGGCCACTACAACGGCGACCGCACGCAAAGCACGCTTTGGGAAATCGACAAGCCGAAGAAGAGCGAGACGGGCCACAGCACGCAGAAGCCGATTGAATGTATGGAGCGCCCTATCCGCAACAACTCGAAGCCGGGCGAGCTCGTCTACGAGCCGTTCAGCGGCAGCGGAACGACGATCATCGCCTGCGAACGTACCGGCCGGAAGTGCCGCGCCATTGAGCTCAATCCAGCCTATGTCGCCGTCGCAATCCAACGCTGGGCTGACGCCACCGGCAAGGAGCCGCGCAAGCTGTGAGCGACGACTCCGCGTCCCCGGTCGAGGTCTACGCGAAGGCCAACCTCGCGAACATCGTCAAGCGGCTAAAGGCCGGCAAGACGCTGACGACCGCGGAGCGGAAGGCGCTCGACGAATACGAGGCGAAGCAATCGGGTGGCGATTGGGTCAAGGACACGGCGACCCTGGCGCGCGAGCTCGGGCTTTCGCGGCAGGCGATTTACGACGCACGCGCGCGCTACCCAGAAGATGCGCCGGCAAAGCAGATCGACGGGCGGCGCGAGAACCTGACGGCGTGGCGGAAGTTCTGCGCTGAGAAACTGATCGGCAAGGACACGTCGACCAAGACGCTGGCCGATCTCAAGGCGGAGTTAATGCGCGAGAACATCGCGCTGCTCAAGAAGAAGAACAAGCGCGAGGAGGGCGAGACGGTCGAGCGCGAGGTCGTGCAGGATATGCTCCAGCTGCTTTCGCAGAAGCTCGACTTGCTGCTGCGGCTCAAGCTCGAGGTCGAGCTCGGCCCGCGCGTCTCCGGCAAGTCGGCCGCGGAGGCGAACGTCGAAGGCGGGCTAATCCTGGACGAGATCCGCGAGGTGATCGCGGGGAACCTTGCGCGCTTCGAGACGGAGACTGTTAAGCAATCAACGCAACGAGGAGGGGATGAATAATGCCGCGCGTATTAGTTGCCTGCGAGTTCAGCGGAGCGGTGCGTGATGCTTTCGCGCGTCGTGGCTGGGACGCTTGGTCGTGCGATCTTTTGCCGTCCGAAAGTCCAGGCCAACATCACCAAGGCGACGTGAGCAAAATCTTGAGCGATGGATGGGATTTGCTGATCGCGCATCCGCCTTGCACGCATCTCGCTGTTTCGGGCGCGCGATGGTTTCACCTCAAGCAGCAGCAGCAGGCCGAGGCGCTCGCGTTCGTTCGGCTTCTGCTCGATGCGCCGGTGCCGAAGATCGCGCTGGAAAACCCAGTCTCAATCATCTCCTCGCGGATTAGAAAGCCGGATCAAGTGATCCAGCCGTGGCAATATGGGCACGGCGAAGTCAAGGCGACGTGTCTCTGGCTCAAGAACCTTCCGCCGCTGCGGCCGACGCAGATTGTAGATGGACGAGTGCCGCGCGTGCATATGATGCCGCCATCGCCTAACCGATGGAAGCTGCGGTCGATGACTTATCCTGGAATTGCCGAGGCAATGGCCGATCAATGGGGCAAGCTATGATCGAGGCCGAGCAACTCCTCGCCGGCTTCCGCCTTCCGCGGCCGGACCGCTCGCCGATCTACGACTGGGCGCGTCGGCACGTTCAGCTGCCGGAATCCTACGCGACGCCTGGGCCGTTCAACGTGCGCTTGTCGCCGTGGCTCGTGCCGATCTTCGACGCGCTGCAAAATCCGCTCGTGCGGCGCGTTCACTTTCGGAAAGCCGTGCAGATCGGCGGCACGCTGGTCGCCGACGTCTGGCTCCCTTGGATCATCGCGAACGATCCCGGCCCGATCAGCTGGACGATGCAGACGGACGAGATGGTGGAGAAGCACGCGAAGACGCGCCTGTGGCCGCTTCTTGAGCGATGCCGGCCGGTGGCCGCAATGCTGCCGAAGCCGGGGCCGCATCGCACGACGACCGAGATCTTCTTCGGCGGCTTCTTCGTCACGCTCAACGCGGCAAACCTTTCGACCCAGCAGAGCCAGTCGATCCGCTACAAGATCAACGACGAGCTCTGGCTTCCGCGCTGGCAGGAGATCTACGGCCACGCGGTGGCGCGCGTCTCCAAGTTCGAGGAGGTCGGCCGCTCAAAGATCTACAACGCGAGCCAAGCGCCGGTGATGGACGCGGAGACGGGCAACGTGGAGGACACGAGCTACCGCTCGGGCGATCAAGGCGAGTGGCACGCTGAGTGCCCAGGCTGCCGCAAGATCCTGCCGGTCGCATTCGAGGTGCTGCACAAGGAGCAGCGCGGCGGCGTGATCTGGGACCGAGCGGCGCGCCGCGACGACGAGACGTGGGACGTGGGCCGCGCGGTCGAGACGTGCCGTTTCCGCTGCATCGCGTGCGGCCACGAGTCCGCGGACAGCGACGCGACCCGCGCCGGCTGGGCGAAGACTGGGCGCTTCGTGCCGATGAATCCTGCGGCGCCGCGGGAGGTGCGCTCGTTCCGACTGGAGGCAATCGTCACGCGGCCGATGCGGCTCCTCGTCGAAGAGTTCCTTCAAGCCGAAAACCAGTTCGTCCGCACGGGAGACGAGCAGGCGAAGATTGAGTTTCGGACGAAGCGGCAGGCGCTGCCTTGGATCGTCGAAAAGAAGGCGGTGAACGTGCTGCTCAAGGACTCGGGCTACAAGCTGGCCGACTACGCGCAGGGCGAGTCGATCCCCGACGAGGCGATACGCTTTATGGCGATCGACCGGCAGCAGGATCACTTCTGGGTCGAGGTCGGCGCGTTCAGCACGGCGCAAGGGCCACGCTATCGCCAGCTATGGTTCGGCCGCATCGATACGCGCGACCAGCTGCGCGCGCTCCAGGAGCGCTTTAAGGTCTCGAGTGCGTGCGTCGCGCAGGACCGCGGGTACCGGCCGGCAGACGTGGACCGCGACTGCGCCGAGTTCGGCTGGCGCTCGATGCGCGGCTATGGCCGGCGCACGTGGACGATGCGGGACGAGGCGACCGGCACGATGGTCAACTTCCCGTTCTCGGATCCGCAGGTGTCAGACTACCGCGGCGGCGACGTCTACTTCTACAACTGGAGCGGCGACTACTTCAAGGACACGCTCGCCTCAGCGCTGGAGGGCAAAGGCGATCTGCGCTGGGAACTGCCGTCCGACGTTAACCCGCTTTACCTCGAGCACCTCAAGGGCGAGGCGAAGGTCGAGGTGCGGACCGGCGTGTGGGAATGGAGGGAGGTGAGGAGCAACGCGCCGAACCACGGCTTGGACACGAGCGCGATGCTCCTCTGTATGGCGACCATCGCGGGCATCATCCGCTACGTGCCGTCAAAGTCGTAGCATTACGGGGCGTCAAAAAACCTTTTGACGGCGGCCGCTCTTTTATGGCGGCAGACAATCCTTTCCTCGACGTCGACGTCGCGACGCTGAACACGCTCAAGACGAAGGTGCTCGACGCGATCCAGGCTTGTCTGCTCAACACAAGCTATTCGCTCAACGGCAAGTCCGTCACGCGCGCCGATCTTAACACGCTGAACAAGATGCTGGGCGACATCGTCTCAGCCATCGAATACCAGAACGGCGACACGACCGACACGACGTTCGTCAGCTTTAACGGCAACTGATTATGCAGACTTTCGACGCGACCGCAGTCATCCGCAACCGGCCGTGGTTCGAGCGGGCGCTCGAGACAATCGCGCCGCAGGCCGCGCTCCGCCGCCTCCAGGCTCGCGTCGAGACCGCGCTGTTTTCCTACAACGCCGCGCAGACGAATCGGCTTTACGCGCCGATGCAGTACGGCCAGCCGAGCGAGTCCTCGCAGACGGTGCGCGAGCGGGTCGTGATGATGTGGGAGGCGCGCAATCTGGTCGAGAATTGTCCCGAGGTTAAGGAGGTCTCGCGCAAGTTCGGAAACTACCTGACGCCGACCGAATACTCGCCAGCGACTGGCGACCGCGACTACAACGCGACCGTCGGCGAGTGGTTTCACGGCTGGTGCAAGCAGGCCGACGCCACGGGCCGCAATAGCTTCCGCAAGCTCGTGCAGCTGGCCGCGGAGAATCGGCCGGTCGACGGCGACTGCGGCTTCGTCATCCGCCGCGTGGGCGACGGACTCAAGCTTCAGCTGGTGCCGGCGACCAGAATTGGCAATCCCAACGAGATGGGCCTAGACTCGGAGAACTACTTCGAGGGCGTCATCACGAACGAGTTCGGCGTGCCGGTTGCGTATCGCATTTACCGCGTGACCCGCGAGGGCGTTTACTTCGGCGCCGAGGACGTGCCGGCTGGGAACTTCTGCCACTACTTCGATCCATTCCGCGTCGATCAGTACCGAGGCGTCACCGACTTTCACGCGGCGATCCAGACGGCGCGGATGCTGCACGAGATCCTCCAGGCCGAGAAGGCTGGAGTGCGCTTTGCCTCGCAGCAGGCGGCGCTGGTCTTCACCGACCGCGGCACGGCCAACGCGCGCAACCTATTCACGCCTACGCCGAGCGCGGTGCTGCCCAGCGGCCAGCAGCAGAAGAACGAGCTTTCCGAGGTCGGGATGATTAAGTACCTCGGCCAAGCTGACCGCGTCGAGACGATGCCGGCGCGGCCGAGCACGGCGTTTACAGGCTTCATCGCGCATCTGATGCACGAGCTCTCCATCGCGGTCGGCATCCCGAAGGGCGTCCTCTTCGGCACGCAGGATTACGCCGGCCCGAGCGTGCGCGCGGAGTTCGCCGCGGCCGACCGCGTGTTCGCGCGGCATCAGGGCGTCCTCGTCGACAAGGTGCTTGATCCGATCAAGAACGCGGTGATCCTCGACGCCATCGCCCGCGGCGAGATCCCTGCGCCTCCTGCTCGCGCTGGCGAAACTCCGGTGCAGGCGCTGAAGCGCGCGACCCGCGGCGAGTGGCGCTTTCCGCCCAAGCTCACCATCGACGTCGGTCGCGAGTCCGCGGCAAACTTGAACGAGAACCGCCAAGGCGCGAAGTCCTTGCAGGAGATCGCTGCGGAACAGGGCACCGATGCCTTCACGCGGCTAGAGCAGATCGCGGCTGAGGCGAGCTACGTGAAGGAGCTCTCGGAGCGCTACGAGATTCCCGAGACGGCGATCCGCCTAGTGACCAACTCGCTGCCCAGCACGCCGGCCGCTGCCGCCGCTACTGGCGACAACGTGGCGAGCGCCGCCGCGGAAGCGCAGGCGGAATCCAGCGCCGCGCCCGAGGACGAAACGCCAGACCAGCCTCCGACTCCGGCCGAGCTTGCGCGCTTTGCGAGCGTGGACCTGACGCCGACCGATGCGATGGCAGCCGAGGCCAAGCGCGGCCTTGAGTGGCGCGAGAAGTTCAACCGCGGCGGCACCGCGGTCGGCGTAGCTCGTGCGCGCGACATCAGCAACAAGGCGAATCTCTCGCCCGACACCGTGCGCCGGATGGTCTCGTATTTCGCGCGGCACGAGGTCGACAAGCAGGGCACCGGCTTTTCCCCTGGCGAGGACGGCTACCCTTCCGCCGGGCGCATTGCGTGGGCGCTCTGGGGCGGTGACGCCGGGGCCAGCTGGGCGCGCGCGAAATCGGAGGCGCTCAAGCGGGAGGAACTGAACCGGCCGACGAGCGTCGCCGCTGCGCTGGAAGCGGGCCGCAATCGCGCGAAGCGGCCGCTTGAGAAGCTGGCGGACAAGGCGACCAAGCTCGCCGCCGTGCGCGAGAAGCTCGGCCAGAACGCGAAGACGGAGGCGCAGATCGAGCAGGCGCTCAAGCCGTTCGGATTTCAGCCGAAGCCAGTCGTTGCCCCGCCGCCTCCCGCTCCGGTCGTCACGCTATCCGACGCCCGCAAGATGCTCGCCGAGAAGGCCGACGCCGAGAACAAGCTCACCGCGCTCTTCGCGAGTGTGACGGATCGCCGCGCCAAGATCAAAAGCCTCCGCACCCATTGACAATGCATAGCGTTCTCGACGCCATCATCACGAGCAACGAGCAGCTGGGCCAGCGGGCCGAGGAGTTCGCGCAGCTGCTAGTCGAGCACGACAAGACGCTCGACGAACTGCTCGAGCGCATCGGCAAGACGGTGCCGGAGATCCGCAAGGAACTGGAGTCCAAGCTGACGGAGGCCGTGCCTGGGCTCGTCTCGGACGCCTATGCCAAATACAACGAAGACCTCGAAGGCCGCTGCCGTGCCGCGCTCGCCGACTCGCAGACGAAGCTCGAAGCCATCCGCGCTGAGATCGTCGCTCTTGCTCAAGCGCAGTTCTCCGAGGCCGAGAAGCAAATCGGGCTGACCGCGGAGCAGATCGAGTCGCGCATCCTCGGCACGCTGACGGAGGCCGCAAAGGAGCGCATCACGAAGCTCGAGCGCGGGCTGGTGATCGAGATCCAGCACGCGGTTAACGCGGCGCTGCCGAAGCAGGAACTGGCCGCGGCGCCGACGCTTATCGATTCTTACCGCGGGCAATGGAAAGAGGGAATGGTCGCGCAGCGTGGCGATCTCTTCTCGTGGTACGGCAGCACCTACCTCGCGCTGGAGGACACGAACGACACGCCGGGGCGGAAGAACATTGCAACCGCTGGTGCGAAGTGGGCGGTGATTGCGGCGCGTGGTGCAGGCGGTGGCGGTGGGGGCGGCGGCGACTCGCTGCCTTCGCAGACGGGCAACGCGGGCAAGTTCCTCAAGACCGACGGCACGACGACGCTCTGGGAAACAATCCCTGGCGGCGGCGATATGCTGGGCGCGAACAACCTGACCGACGTCGCGTCCGTCACGGCTGCCTTCGCGAACATCAAGCAGCCTGCGAGCACGAGCGCCTCTGGCGTCGTCACGTTCGCGACCTCTGGCGAAAGCGCTGCGCTCAAGGCCGTGCAGGCGAACGACACGCGTCTCTCCGACTCGCGCACGCCGACCGCGCACGCCTCCACGCATCAGACCGGCGGCAGCGACCCGATCGACTTCCCGGTCGACTCGGTATTCGGTGCGACGAACACGATCACCCAAGTCGACTACTTCGCGCTCAACACCTCGAGCACCGCAAGCGTCACGACGGCCAAGGCTGTCTGGAATGCGACCGAGAGCTCGTTGGAGATCGGCCTCAACTCCAGCGTCAACGCGCTCCTTGGCGTCGACGCACACGTTCAAGTCTACAACCAGAGCGGCTCGCCGTTCACTAAGGGCCAGGTCGTGCGGCAAGACGGATCCTCGGGCACGCGACTGAAGGTTGTGCTGGCGCTCGGCACGGACGATACCAACTCCGCGACCACCATCGGCCTAGTCGCGCAGAGCATCGGGAACAACGCGTCCGGCTTCATCATCACGAACGGCCTGCTGCGCGGCATCGACACCAACGCCTTCAACGAGGGCGACACGCTCTACCTTTCGGCCACGACTCCAGGCGGACTCGTCAACACGCGGCCGACGCAGCCGAATCACTCGGTGCGTATCGGCTACGTGATCAAGAAGGCCGGCGTCGCCGATGGCATCATCTACGTCGACATTCTCAACGGCTTCGAGCTCGAGGAACTGCACGACGTCCTCGTGACCACGGTCGCGAACCGGGACTTTCTCTCTTACGATTCCTCGACCACCGTCTGGCGGAATCGGCAGCTTTTCGACTCGACCGCTCCGGCGGCGCTGGGCGTCTCGGCCACGGCTGGCGTCTCGATCACCGCGGCCCGCGTCGATCACGTCCACGCGCGGCCGACGCTCGACCAGCTGGACATCGCAAGCGCGGCGCAAGGCGACATCCTCTACCGCTCAGCCACCAGCTGGGCGCGCCTTCCTGCGGCAACCGCCGGCTACATCCTCCAGACGAACGGCGCCTCGGCGAACCCTAGCTGGGCGCAGAACACGGGCGGCAGCGGCGCGCCGACGGATGCCGAATACATCGTTGCCTCCGCGAACGGATCGCTGAGTGCCGAGCGCGTCCTCGGAAACAGCACGTCGGTCACGGTCAACTTCGCGACCGGCGGCCAGGTCTCGCTCGAACGCGCCGCGCTGACTGGCGACGTCACGGCCTCGCAGAATAGTAACGCGACCACGATCGCCAACGACGCGGTATCGAACGCAAAGCTGGCGAATATGGTGGCGAGCACCATTAAAGCGCGGGTCACGGCTTCGACCGGCGATCCGGAAGATGCCAGCCTGACGCAAGTCCTCGACCTCGTCGGCTCCACGACTTACGGCGACGTCCTCTATCGCGGCAGCACGAGCTGGCAGCGGCTCGCGCCTTCGGTCTCGGGCTACGTGCTCGCGACGCAGGGGCAAGGCGCGAATCCGCTTTGGGTCGCGCAGACTGGCGGTGGCGGCGGCGCTCCTACGGACGCAGAGTATCTCGTCGCCAGCGCTAACGGAACGCTATCCGCGGAGCGCGTCATCCAGAACTCTACGTCGATCACCGTCAACCTAGCGACCGGCGGGCAGTTTGCGCTAGAGCGGGCGGCGCTTACGGGCGACGTGACCGCCAGCCAGAACAGCAACTCGACGACCATCGCGAACGGCGTCGTCAGCACGGCCAAGCTGGGCGGGGACATCACTACTGCGGGCAAGGCGCTCCTCGATGATGCGGATGCTGCGGCGCAGCGCACGACGCTCGGCCTCGGCACGCTCGCGACGCAGAACGGCACGTTCTCGGGCACGAGCTCAGGAACCAATACGGGCGACCAAACGATTACGCTCACGAACGACGTCACCGGCAGCGGCACGGGCTCCTTCGCGACGACCATCGCGAATGATGCCGTGACCAACGCCAAGCTCGCCAATATGGCCGCGAGCACGATCAAGGCTCGCATCACCGGCAGCACGGGCGATCCCGAGGACGCAACGTTTACGCAGGTGCTCGACCTCGTTGGCTCGGCCACCTACGGCGACATCCTCTACCGCGACTCGAGCTCGTGGGCGCGCCTGCCGGCCGGCACATCTGGTAACTATCTCAAGACCCAGGGCGCGGGCGCTGCGCCGACGTGGGCAACGGTTAGCGCGAGCGGCGGCGGCTCGACCAACCTCTGGCTCGCGGCCTCGCAATGGATACCGCGCACGACGACCGGCGCCGGCATCGACTCGCGCGAGCTCACGACGAACAATTACGACGAGCTGCTCTTCGACGCTGGCACCGCGGAGTTCGCGCAGGCGCTTGCCGTGATGCCGAGCAACTACAACAACGGCACGCTGACCGCGCGCTTCTACTGGACCGGCA